TGATGTTACTAGCGCCCTTGCTTCGCTGCGGTTGCTTTCAGTGCTTGAGACGGTCTGAGGTTTATGTTCCCCACACTTCTGACCAAGTAGGTCAAGGCTGCCGGACACCGTTAGGAAGTGGACACCATTCGTATTTATGACGTTTAGACGCTGCACAGTGGCTGACCCCAGCATCACTTCACTTGAGTCATCACATGAGGCTGGGCGCACTGCTCTACCCACGTTCCCGTGTGAACACCAGCAGAGTGCAATCCCCTACGTGGCCATGGTTGTATTCAGTTGTAAGAGTTAGTTACTTGCGCACACCTTGGATGATGGCAATGCCCAGCGACAGTAGCAGGACATACCAGGCCATGATCAGCATGAGGACAGCCTGTGTTCTATCGCACTGAGATCCTCAGGCCGCCAGATGTAACACTCAGCGTGTGGATTTAGTATGTCCAGCCAATGTTCTTGTGCCGGCGAGGTACGGCCTTTAGTTGTCTTTAACTCGGCAAAGATCAAGCCCTTCACTTTGTGGCATAAGACAAGATCAGGGAAGCCAGCAGCACCCGTAGTGATGTACCTGCCTGTCCGAGTCATTGACGGCTGGGCGTGGTGACAATCCCAATGGTGGATGTAAGCAAGAGCCTTGACCTGTTGCAAGAAGGATGCCTCACTTATTGGTGTCATAGTCAATTACCATACGGCCTACTATTTCGGCTACTTGAGGCACTACGGCGTTGCCTAGTCCTTTAAGTCTGTCCATCCTTTTGGGAATCCCATGAGCCACTCCACAAACTCTGGATTCGGTACTCCACCAAGTGCCCCTGGTAGGCACATTGGTTTTTTCCGCTTCTTGGAACGCCCGGAGATGCCCTTGTAGTCTCTGGCCTGAGGGGTAGGCAATGACAAAGAGCCTTTCTCTTTGATGTGGCGCACCAACTGAGGCTGCTGAAACAATGTTCCATTGTGCGTCATACCCGATGCTGGCCAAGTCTCCAAGAACGCTGGAGAGTCCGAGAGTAACGTGGCCTCTGACATTCTCCAAGATTGCGTATTTAGGTCGTAGTTGGCTAATGGCCTCTCTGACCCATGGCCACAAATGTCTTGGGTCATCCTCTCCTTGTCTGTTCCCGGCGACGCTGAAAGGTTGGCAGGGGTAGCCGCCGCATATGACGTCAGGTTGAACAATGTCTCCCCAGTTGATGTGTTTGATGTTTCCATGATTAGGCACCTTAGGCCAATGCTTGCTCAATACCTTGCAAGCGTAAGGGTCTATCTCTGATTGCCATATGACGTTCATACCTGCACGTTCTAGGCCTAGGTCTAATCCACCTATGCCTGAAAACAGTGAGCCAACTGTCAGCGTCATCGTTTGTCTTTGCCAAGCATGAAGCCGCACATAAACACAGCAGACAACATGATGACAAGGCTAAATAGGTCAAGCATCAGAATGGTTCTTCTGGTGAGTCATACGTTGGGGCTGGCTGTTCGCCGTTCTTGAGGCTGTCAATGTATGCACTGGCTTCTCTTTTGGTCATGGCCTGAAGGTTATGTGGTGGCACTTTGCCCATTGACTTACAGACGGCCCGTATCATGTTTTGCTGCTTCTCAGATGCCACATTGCTGTACTCAGTGACTGTGGTGTCTCCCTGCATACGCTGCACCTTGCCCATCTCCTCACGGCTTGGGCGTTTAGTGAAGTCAGACCCTGATAGTCCGGCGTTGGCTAACGCTCGGCCTACTGCCCCTGTCTCACAGTTCTCCAAGTGGCTGGTCTTATTCACGTTGCCTTGGCCACGGATCTCCTCTGCCCAACCTGTGGCAATGATTTCACCATCAAGCCAAAGTTCAGCCTTAAATACGGCAATGTCACTAAGGTAGTGCACCAGGTCAGTGATGACCCGGGCATCTGGGTGTGCCTTTAGGAATCGGTCTAGGCGGCTGGCTACGGGTTCGTAATCGTCAAGGTTAAAGGCCACGACTGTACTCATTTGTTATGCGGTTCAGTTCTGTTTCAATGCGTAGCAGCGCTTCTTTCAGCATTTTTATCTCTTGTTCTTTGGCGTGGATCATGTCTGCTACGTCATCGTTGTGGGTGTACTCACTCATCTGCGGCCACCATTTTGGCTGATGACAGATAAGAAATGCCCTTGGAAGGCCCAGAGTTACTAAGTGAAGGATGCCATGAGTCTCTAATGGTCTCAGCGATGTTTGGCAGGGCGTGTAAAGCGCCCACTGCTTCCATGATGACGCTGGCTTCCTTGAAGCGCAGTTCCAAAGCAAGGTTCATGCTTATGTTGGTTAGTTTGGCGATCAGTTCGCCGGTTGATGTTTCCATTGTTTCCTTTGTTTAGCAGTTGCGTTTCCATCTTTGCACATCCTTGTGACGGGATTGGCAGATGAATCTTTGTAGGGACTTTTGACCTTTTAGGCAGCCCCACCCCCAAGGCCCAACACGCCAGATCTTGCGGCCGTCTGGGTTTATGTGTGACTTAAAGGCTATGGCATCAGCCACCTTGACTTGCTGTGCCGGTGTTTTGCCTTTGGCGCTTGGAGAGTTTGACCATGTGCGCCAAGTCTGGCGGTTTATCCCCAACCCCCCTGTGTATGACTTGGTGGAGTGTTGCCAGTTGCCGCCTGTCTCACATTGCGCCAAGGCGTTGTAGTACGCATCTGGCAGAACGCCATGATATTTGGCGTGAGGGTCGGCAGTTGCCTGGGCTTGCGTAGGGATGGAAAGGGCGAGGATTAGCGGTAGTGCCATGAGTGTCTTATTCAACCATCTCAACTTCTGTTGCCGGCAACCAATCCAGGAAGGGCCACACACGTTGTGAGACTGTTGTCCTGAGATGTTCGCCTGTTGTCAGATCCGTGAAGATCTGCACGAGTATTAACTTGTCCTTAGACCTTAACTGACGGTAGCCATATGTGGGAATCATGGGCGATTGGCCATCATCTTTAGCCATAGCCAGCAACTGACCCATCCCATTATGAAACTGTAAATAAACTGCGTGTCAGTCATAGCAGCCTCTGGCAACGTCAAGACCTAACTGGGTGATGGCGCATACCATGCCCTGAGAGCCACTGGACAGCGTTCTGCGGATGCCTAAGTCATGAATCAGCCCTTGGGTGCGTAGGTCTGCGCAGCGCTTCCAGTAGCCGTTAATGGTGTGGCCTTTGTCTGTGGCTCGTGCGGCTGCTTCTTCATCTGTGAGGCCAAGAATGGCATCTGCGTAGATGGCCAGCAGTATGGCTCTTTGGCTGTTGAAGCGCATCGGCTTGACTTGGCGTGATGTGTCTGGGTCTGTGGCCCTGAACAGTGGTAGATCCTCTAAGAGGTAATCCTTCATACGTGACATTGTGTTTCCTTTGTTTGGCCCTTTGAGTGGCTTCAGATGATCATACACATTTTGAGAGGTCGGTGGTGGATTTCCGCCAATGGAAACAAACGTACTCTCCACCACCTAAGCCCAGCACTGCTCAAACAGTGTCCGGGAGTTCTTTTTAGGCTGGTTTTAACCTTCTGAACTCAGCCTCAAAATGCTCGATATCTTGCTTCTCAAGTTCTAAATGTATCCAAAGGCCGCCCGTGCCAGCACTTTCCTCTTTGGTTTTATACTTGACGACCCCTGCCATGGACTCACCACGAGAACAGCGGTAGCCAGCACCATACTTCGTGCCGGGCATCTTATAGAAATGCACTTCCTGAACTTTCAAGGCTAGGGAGTTGGTAACGAAGAATGCCCAGATTGCTTCAAGCACTTTGATGTCACTGTGGCCGATGTCCATGGCGTAGCCCGTGGCATGGGTACTTAGGTTTGGCTTGTCTCGCATAGGGCGATTGACATAGGTGCCAAGGTTGGTGACCTTCCAGCGCTTTTGGCACAACTCTAGGCACTTGGCTGTGATCGGCTGGGTAGTTTTACCATCCCATGCTGGGTAGTACCTGTACGGTCTGACAGCCATTATGAGTTTGATGGGGACAGGACTTTAACTGTCGCCGTTCCAGTAGCGCCCAAAGCGTAAAGGGTTTCTTGCTCGTCTAGGAATACTTGTGTGAAACCGTTCTTGGGCACATCAAGGCCTTGAGCGGCTGACACATTAGATCCACCTATGTGAATGTCATGTGTAGTGCTTTGTATGTAGATCGTTTGGGCACCAAAACTGGTGCTGTGAATTAGCACTGGTGTAACAGCGCCGACTGTGTAAACGGTGGTTTTCATTCTGAGTCTTTCTTCTTTTCTTCTGGGTGGCCTTTGAGCCCGTTCGCTGCCAATAGGCCACCAAGCGCACCGCCAAGGGTGAGCGTCAAGGGGCTGAGGATCTTCCAAGCCTCTGCATCATTGGGTGCCTGTTCCAAGGGCTGCACTACAAAGAGAAGGCCGTAGAGCAGGACAAAGATTGTGCCGGCAAAACTAAGTGAAAGGGTAATTCCTACCATCAAGATTAGACGTGCCTTTATTTGGTCGCCAGTAAGTCTTGGTCTCATCTTTATGCGCATCTTCCTGTTCCTGTCGGGTTGGTAACTGTGCTAGTCAGGGCTTTGTTTTTAGTCCGTTCACAGTTTGTACGGGTGCGGTCGGCGCAACTACTTAGTGTCAGGCAGGTCAGAAGGCTCAGGCAGAGCAGCGATTTCTTCATCGGTTAGTTCCCTTTCTATGGTTTCGCCTGTGATGGCGTCATGGAATGTTCCTGTTGGTTTTTACATTGTTAAGCCTTTCTGTATCCGTAAACGGTAATGGTCTGGCCTGTGATTGTGGTTAATGCTGGTGTCAAAGTAAAGCCTGTGGCTGATGTGGTTGATGTGCATTGTCCAGTAAAACTGTAATTAAATTGGGCGCTTGACAAGGTGTTCATGCCTTTGTGTTTTGCAGCAAATGGGTTAATTAAATCCATTGTGATTGAGGTATTGTTCTGCCCCAAAAATCCGACTAGCCAAGAAGTGGTTGCTGCCGGTGCATATGCCGAAACTGTGGCAACGCCGTAAGTGACAAAATATCCAGCCGCCTCATAAGTGCTACCAGTAATTCCAGTCAGTTGAAAGTTTGCGTTGCTACCAGCAGCACTAGAAGTACCACCACTAATGACTATGCGGTAGTTGTCAAAGGTAGCGCTGAAACAAGAGGATACAGTAACGCTAGAGACAGCCGACCCAGCGGTAACGCTGGTGACATAGACCAGTCCTGAGTTGGCTAAATAAGTGTTGGTATCGGTAGCGGTCAGCACCTCGCCAGTGGTAAAAGTTTTAATAGCCATATCAGTATCCTAACTTGTTGTAGTTCAACTGCCCGAACACCGCATTGCCGAGGATGAGGTACGCATTGAGATCAGCGCCTGAAACATAATAAGTGTAGGTAGATGACTCGGGCGTTGCTGTCATGGTGGCACCCTCAATGACGCAAGGAAACACAGTGCCACGGAATGTGACATTGACCTGGGTACCGGGCAGACTGCCAAAGCCTGTTTCCACCCCATACCCGGGATAGTAGGCAGAGATCTGATCTAACTTAAAGACTGTTTGGGATTCAGCCAGGCAACTAAAAGACAACAGTGCAAAGTCTTGGTCTTTGTAATTGCTCAGTAGGTAGTTGGCAAAGTCTGTGGCTTGTGACGTGCTTGCGTTGAGAGTGTTCATTAGCAGTGTGCGGTAGTTGCCGCCAACGCCTGTATCAACAGTGACAGCGCTGAAGCCTTCAGGATCTACCGTGACCTGAGTGTAGAAGTTGTCACCATAAGAGCCAAAGTTCACAGAGTTGTACACCTGATTAGTGGCATTGTTAGCCACGTCACTGAAGTTGATGCTGCCAGCCTTCTGCTCAAAGGGTGTAGAGATGCGCATGTTGATGTCGTCAAAGTCCCATAGACGGCCATTGAGTGTGAGCAATACCTTGTTGAGCCAATCACCCCAGGTGCCTGTCACAGTCGTGCCTGAGAGTGGCTGGGTGTTGGTGACGGCAGTGTTCATTGGGATGCTGCTAGCACCACCAGCAATGTCCAACTGGTTGTAGAGAGTGTCTGCCGGCATTGCGTAACTCTCGCCCTGCTGGCGGCCTGCCTGTGCAAAGACACCTTCAATGGACACTGTGAGCCTGTCTGCGTTTCCGACTCCACCCACGTAGGGGATGCCGTATTCTATGACTGTGTTGCTGATGTAAGCAGAGGTCAGCACCATGCCAGTGGTCAGGTTCTCTACTCTGATGTAGTTGCCTGGGATTAGGTATGTTAGTGGGCTGGCGTAGCCGGTGGGGTATCTGATCTCAATGGTGCCGGTGCTGGCGTTGTACTGATCCAACTGGCGTTGTCTGCCTGTGTTGAGGCTGATGCTTTGCACGTTGGTCAGCGGAATGAAGGTAGGGGCTAATCCTTCATAGGAGTAGGAGACTTGGTAGTTCTGTGGCATTAGTAGTTATTGCTCACCTTGATTGGGATAGACCCGTTCTGTCTCATGTAGGTGCGCAAAGCATTGACTACTGCGTTAGGGTCGCCGCCATTCACGTTGATTGTCACGCCACTATTGCCGCCACCAAAGCCGAACTCACCCATGCGGTCAAGAGGGATGATGGCTTCAGGGCCAGCCTCACCAGCCGTGATAGTTGTGGCCTTTGTAACTACGCCACCATCTGCCATGAGAGTACCCATGCCAAAGTTGATGCCTGAAAGAACACCGGACAGATCAGCGCCAGATATGTCTGGGATGCCAGATGCAGCAATGCCCATAGTTGCTTGGATGCCAGCCAGGAAAGACTTGGCACTATCTACACCGGCTTGGTAATACTTAGCGGCTGACTTGGCAGCCATGTTTTCTGCCAGTGCTGTCATGCCTGCTGTCAGGTCATTGGCTTTGAGGACACCATCAGCAGAGCCAAGGATCTCCTCAGCAATAGCAGTACCGCCATCAACACCAGCAGCCAACACCTGTTGAAGTGCAGCCTCATTAAGGTTGGCGGCCATAAGCCTGCTAACTAACTCACCAAACTTTTTGGCCTTGTCAGCCTGCTTGTTAAGAGACTCAAAGAACGTCTGAGGCTTGGCTTGTGCAGCCGTCACTTCATCAGTGGCAATAGCAAGATCACCCATTGCATCAGCCAGAATAAGTGCATAGTCGTCACGCTTAAAGAAGTTGTAGTCAGCCTGGGCCTTGTTCACTTTGGCTTGAGCATCAGCCTGCCTTTGTAATGCGGTCTTAACATCAGCAGCATTGCCGGCAATCTCTGACTGGGCATCAGCAAAGTTAAAGCCGGCAGTGATTGCCTGCCCTACGCCCTTCCCAAAAGAATCAAAAGCACCCTGGGCATCAGCAAGTTTTGCCGTGGCATCATCTAGTTGGGCGTTCAGTTTGTCCTGTAACGCCTCTGCCAATTCCTCAGCCTGGCGCTTCATCTCGGCGGCAGCCTCTTTGGACTTCCTGAGTTGCTCAGCGTGTTTCTTAGCAGCAGCCGCAGCAGCCGCAGCCGCAGCCGCAGCCTTATTACGAGCAGCAGCAAGAGCCGCCAAGCGCTTGCGTTCTTCTTCTGCTAAGTCCACATAGGGCTTAATGACTTTGGTGACGTTGCTAGTCACTTGGCCCTGGCGTTTAATTGCGTCAGCCTGTTTGCCTATTGCATTGTTTAAGGCAGTAATGATCTTGATAGGTGCAGACAGTGGCCCAATGTTTTTAGCCAGGTCAGTGAAACGATCAAACCACTTTTTTGTGGATGATTCAGCACCATCAGTTTTGCCGACTAGATCCACAAGGACTGTGGCGTAATCACTTAACACTGGGATCAGTTTCTTGCCGACACCTTCTTCAAGTTCACCTATGGCAATTTTAAGAATCTTGACTTGACCCTCAAAAGTTTGGGCATTGGTTGTGGCAGCACCAGCGAATGAAGCGCCAAGGACAGACAGAACACCGTCAAGGTCTTTGGCTTTCATCGCTGCTTCATCTAGTGGGATACCAAGTTTTTTAAGGGCAGTGAAGTTGCCTAGGGCTGCCTTAGATAAAGCGTTGGTGACTGTGGTTAATTCTTTGCCAGATCCGGCAGACACATCTAGACCAATCTTGAGTAACTTCTGTGCCTGCACAACACTTCCGCTAGCCCTGACCAAAGCCGCATAAGCCGGTCTTAACTCGTCATCAGCCGTAGCGGTCTGATACATCAACGCCTCTATGGAATCCTCAACGGCAGAGACCTGGGCTTTGTTAGCGCCAACAGTATTTTCCAGGGCAATCTTCAACTGCTCTTGGCTTTTTTGATCCTCACCGGCAGCCTTGACAGCACGTACCAGTTCAGTGGTGACAGCACCAATGGCAGCCATGGCCGCAGGGCCGCCGTACTGCTTCAACGCATAGGATGCCTTTTGTGTCGTGGTCTCAAGTTGGGCAAAAGCCTTCTGGGCCTTCTTGATTCCCTTCTCATCAAAAGCGGAAACGATGTTAAGAATTACACTCATTAGATCCTCATGGCATTGTTGGTCAGTTTCATTACTTTGTTCACAAGGTCTTTGACCTGCTGCTGCACTTCATCAGATGCCGAGTCATAAGCCTTGTAGATGATTCGTGAAGGTGGCCCAAAGCGGTCTGTAAGGTTGTCAGCCATGACACCCTTGGCCAACATGTCTAGTGTGGTTGCCTGTGGCCCTAGCCAGCGGATGCCAAAGACACCTAGGTTCTGCTTAAAGCCACCTGGTGCATCACGCACCTTCTTGCCACTGGTAAATGCTTTGATGTTCTTGCGCACCCGGGCATCATTCCAACTCATGATGTCAGCGCCTGACTTGCCAATCCATGAGCGAGACATACCAGACAAGGGTGCGTTATTGGGCAGCATAGATTCTGCCTTGCCTAGGACAGGCTGGACAATCTTCTTGAAGTCCCTGGTGATCTCTCGGCGCAGTTTCTTGTCCATCGTGTTGAGTTCTTTCAGGGCTTCTTTGAGACCTACAACTTCTATGACGTTGGGCATTACTTCTTGCGGCTTTCGTTAATCATCTTGATGACTGTGGAGAGATCATCTGTTGTGAACTCTATCTCACGTGGCCAAAACCCTGTGGCTATTAGCACCGCCGCTAGGGAATGTCGGTAGGTGCCTCGGAGAAAGGGCGGTCAGTGTCCTCACTCACAATCTCAAGGGTGACAAGTTTCTTAATAAAGTCATCAAAGACAACTGGCACAACAATGGATTGGGTCTGGCAAGCAGCCCAGCACAAGAACGCAAGATCCTCTATGCCAATGCCGTTAGCCATCTCTGAGGCTTTGGTCTTAAACTTGCGTTCCCATTGTGTAACACACCAAAGGTTGGTGGTAACTGTGAATGGGCCATCGCCTAGATCGGCTCTGAGTTCTAGTTTCATGTCGGGATTCCCTTGTGTGTTTTGTTATGCGACTGCGGCAGCGTATGTGCCGCCACGGAATGTAAGCGAGATGCTTGACAATTCTCCGAGTGTTGCGTCAATGACTGGCAATGCTTCAAGGTATGTGCCGGTCAAAGTGAACGATGGGTTGGTTGCACCAACAGCGCTTGAGGTTGGCTTCATGACCACTGTGGTGGCTGTGCCTACAAGAGTTGCCAAAGTGGCGTAGGTTTCTGACGCTGCATAAGACATGAACAATTCAACAGTGAGTTCGTGGTCTCCAAGTCCTGCTGTGTACACACGAGATCCAGAGCCAAAGGCTGTGGACTCAAGGGCATCAAACTTGACGGTAAGAGTTGCTGAGGTTGTCTGATCTGAAAGATCAACTGCATTGACAGTCAGTGATGGATTGGAAAGGTAAGTGCTGGTAGCCATGGTGTTACTCCTCTGGAGATGTTTCTACTGTTTTATCAGATTTAGTGGGTGATTTGTCGGATTTAATAAAGCCGCCCTGGATGAGCGCTTCAATGTTTGTTTCTTCAGAAGGCACGAACTTGTCGCCCGGTGTTCCGATTCTTTCAGAGATGATTGTGTACATGGCCTGCCTTACGCTGTCTGTGCTTGTATGGATACTACTAGGTCATAGCAAGGGTATTCTGCACCGCCAATGAGGTAGGCAGTTGGCTGGCCGTTCATCACGATCACATTGCTAGAGATGACCTTGGCTGTGATGCTGAGAAGTTGGCGCAAGACTGGCAAGTTGGCTGGGCCGGAGCCAAGCACCTTGACAGGGAATGTCACGTTAAGGATGTTGCCGTTGCCGGCAAAGGTTGTGAACGATGGTGCGTCAATGAATACACAGTTGGGGACAATTCGTGTGGGATCCGTCACCACCCTGATGCCAGCCACTGTGGCTATCTTTGCTGCCACATCATCTATGGCTTCATTGAGAAGGTCTGTAAAAGCCACTACGCCACCTGGGGCCGTGAGATGCCGAGTAACTGCTTGACGATTGGAGTCATGGCAGAGACGCTTGCAGTGCCCATTCCGTCAAAGGTGGCAAAGGTCTCTTGCACAGATCCTCTTGAACGCCACAGCGCTGCGCCATACATAAGCGTACCAAGGGTGACATCACCACCAGGGCTAGTGCTAAGGCTGTCACCTGTGTAGCCGGACTCCTGCCTGCGTCTAAAACAGAAAGCGTTACTGGCTGAGGTTGCCTGTGTAAGCAGTGTGTAGTCATCACTCGGGTTGTCAATAGTTATGCCCAGGTAAGTCATCAACTGTGCGGCCGTGATCCACGTGCAAGTTTGGACAAAACTCAGAGAGCCAGGTGGAATCGCAGCAGCCCGGTCAAGGTCTGCGTCTGCGTCATAGTACATAACCTGATTAGGGATAGGCACGTGCGCATCAAAGATGAGGTTCCCGTCAGAGTCTGTACCCATGTACAGGTACTGGGGCTGGGCATAAACAGAGAAAGTTCCGTTTAGCCCATGCCCAAGACCTGTGACAGTGATTGACTCACCGACAGCAACGTCATTATCTGTGAGGGTCTGTATCACCGCATAGTTGTCTATGCGCTGATGAAAGATGATCTCGTAAGTAGCCATGGCGGCTTACCGCCTTTCTGGCTAAGCCTGGGTGATCTTGCGGATCATTCCCGGTACGGCTGCAAAAGTTGAGCAGTAACCATGGAATGACATTGTGCGACCCAATACCGATGGGTTCTCAAAACTCATCAAAGACTGAGGTGCTTCATAATACTCATAAGCATCGCCTTGGCCTTGACCCACTCTTGTGATGATCATGGTTTTGGCGGCAAAATTTGAATCCACCACTAATTGCAACCCAAGTGGGTTACCGTTCCATGAAGATGCTGATGCACTTCCTAGGGCGTTTTGACCTGTAAGTCCTGCACCAATGAATGGGAATACTGGGCGGCCAGTGCTGTCTGCAAGTTGTCCGAGTTGGCCCCAAACATCTGGTGACACGAACATGTGAGTAGGTGTCCAGTTGCGGCCATTGGAAATATCAACTGCTGAGTCATAGACACTCTTAAGAAGGTCAGCAACTGATAAGTCCCAAACACCGGATGACGTTGCTGCGGCAAGCAAGTTGTCTGCTGCAAGGTTGTCGGATGCGATCATGTATTCACCCATGAGGTCATTCAAGATCAACTGCATTGCGGCAGGGCTCGTGAACGAAATGTCTTGAGCGCTCAAAGTAACTTGGCCAGCGAGTGTGGTCTTAGTAACTGAGTTAGATGCAATGACCATGGTGGTTGCTGATACTGCTGATAGTTCAGTACTTTGTGCGGCCACGCTTGTGTGAGTTGTGATGGTGGGTCTCACGAATGTCTTGGATTGTCCACTGTCTGGATAAGCCCTTACGCCCACGGCTTCACAGGTTGGGCGCAAGAAGTTGAGATCCTGTACCAATGGGCCGAGCACCGGAATTGGGAGCAATCCGGGTGTGTCCGTTGTGATTACATCACCGGCGGCTGCCTGAATGTTTGTGCGCTTAGATGCTGTGTAATCAGCAACAGCCTTGTTCATGTTCGCAAAAGTCTGACCACCCGAGTGAAGGGCTGCCATGAACTCACCTGCGGTTGGCAAGGTGAACTCTCGTGCTGCTTGTGCGTAAAGAGGTGAGGTTGGAATTGACTCAGGGGCTGAGGCTTCAATGATTGGTTCTGACACTGGGTTCTCCTGTGGTTCGTTTGCTTCAGGTTCATCGGGTGCCTGTTCTTCTGGAATGGTAACAGGTTCACTTGACGCATACACGGATTCTATGATTGCGCCCGAGAAGGCCGGGACTGGCACCAGGCTGAGTTCTAACCAATCGGCGGCAGTCACAATCATGGTGCCGTTCTTATCGTTGTAACTTTCCAGAACATTCACGCCAACTGACACGGAATCAAGCACTCCGGCTGAGGCCATAGTCAGGGCATCCGTACCGGCTTGGGTCTGCACCACTGAAGCCACGAACGTCATCCCGGCCTCAGTTTCCTTACGAGAGGTCACAAGTCCTACGGGCTGCGCACTGTCGTGGTACATGAAAAGTTTAGGGGCCTTGCCATCTACCGGCAAAGAGCCAGCAGCAAATTGCACCTGTGATCCGTCAGATACTGTGGCTGGGACATTGTAAGGCACTGCAATTCCACTGATCTGGCGTGAGGGCGTTTCGCCTTCTGCTGCTTCAATGTCAATGGCAAAGCCTGCTGAGAGATTAAGTTTCATTCTGCTATCTGTTCCTGTGTGTTTTGTTCCGGTTGGTTCTGATCCATTGAGTCTGCCATCTCGTTCTCTACAAGGAAGTCATCTGTATCAAAGCAGACATAGGTGCCACGTGGCAAGACATTGTTCATGGAAAGAGTAGAGGCTATGCACTGCGCATATGGCTGCACACCAAAGATGTACAGGTCAGCACGTGCCTGTTCTGAGGACTGGTACGAGTAGGCACCCGTACTGACTCCAACTAAATAAGGCGGCACTGAGCAAAGCCTTGCCGCTTCCAACGCCGAGTAGTTGGCTGATTCAATCAGCATCATCTTGTCTGGTGTTGCCGTGGTGGCTTCATAACTGAGGAACTCGTTAAGGGCTGCCGTCTGATTAGTAGATCTGGCAGTGTTAAATTGCGCAGCAAGGTCTGCTAATTCTTGGCCTGAGAGGGGTTCGCCACCCGTCTGGCGCAAGATTCCGGCAGGGATTGCACTGGCACTATTGCGCCTACGGCTGTCATTTATCGCTAGCGCTGTGGCAATGGTCTGCTGGCCGTTGTACACAATGCCTTCAATGGGGCAAAGAAACTGGACAACATCTTCAGTCTTTAAGTAGTTGCCGGCAAAGAACAATTCTTTGGACATACCAAAAGGAATGTTCCCAGGGATGTCTGGCGTGGTTACTGATCCGGCAGGGATGCGAGTAAAGGCACTAGGAAAGCCGTCTTTGGTTCTGGCTGTGATGTACCAGTAAGCCTTTCCATAATGCAGTAGGTCGTCAAAAGTCCAAGCCATGAGGAATGGATAGGTGACAGTTGGATCTGGCTGGCGTAGCCACGAGCGTGGTGCCAGTGGCACTTCTTCCATCTTGCCATCTGTTTCATTCCATCGTTCTGTGTACATCTTTAGCGGCATAGATGCCAGCACTGATGCCATAAGGTCACGAGCCCTAGAGATGGTGGCGACTTGCATAGCGGCTGCACGTGCTTCACCTTGCTGGTATGCCCAGAAGTCACCAATCATGTTGGCACCGCCGTAGCCCACAGCAGCCTGAACTTCAGGCATTGGGCTGATTGCGGCCTTGGTAACTTTTTTATCAAATAGAGCCATGATGGAAGTATGCCACTTTCAGGTTGCGAATTGTGGTACTGCCCTGCTCATCCCGACAACGCCCAGGACAATACCGCTAGCAGTTTAGCCACCGACTATGACCATCAACGGCTTTGTCTTTTGCTTTGGCTTGGATACTTGCGCCACTGCCCAGATCATTACTCGGCATAGTTCTATCGGGCCTGGACTGCGTTGGCTGCTGACCACGGCCCCTGTTGGGGTCTTGACCAAAACTGCCCGGCCGCAATGATCAGCAAGGAGACTTTCGCCATGGTGCTTGACGTTGCCTTCATGGATCATGGAACGCACGAGCGTTGTGTACTTCGTTAGTTCTGCATAGCCAGTAATGGTGGTGCGCCGGCGCAAAGACAAAGGCACGTGGATGTCAAGTGTTGGCGTAATTAGCAACTGCACCTCTGGGTTCTCCATCACCCTAGCAATGGCAGCCCACATATCAGCCTCAGTTTCCACCACAAACTCTGTCTGGACAATTACCTTGCCATCAACTTCTGCTGCCCTTACGCCACAGTAGCGAGCATCATCAACGCTGGAATCTACGGAAAGATAAGAGATGCCAGTGTCAGGCATAGGCGTATCTGTTTGGTTCTTCTCCCACACGCCCAGATCTAGCCACGCCCCTCTGGCTGTGATCCACTGATTCAAGTGTGCTCTCATGAAACTGTCCTTCTTGGACACTGCCCTTAAAGCGTCAATGGTGATAGTTGTCCCCAGGCTGGGGTTGGCCCAGCAGTAGTTTTTCTCATCCAGTGGCGACAAGTGTGGCGGCATTGACCATTCAGCGAAATAGAACAAACTCGGCAGGCCCTTGTCAATATCAGCCATGGCTTGCTGGCGTAACTTGATCATGGTCTCACTGTTCTGATCACCGGCAGTACTCCACATGGAAAGCAGGGGTGACTTGCGAGCAATCTGGCTGGGGCGTAGCGCTGTGTCCACAACTTCTGCATCTATGTCAAAGAGTTCGTCACAGACAATCAAGTCATGAGACCCACCATGCAGGGACTTAGTTGCAGCACGAATCTCCCACCTAGATCCGTCTGGCATCTCCACAGACTTACGCCCAATGGCAGCCAGTTTCTTACCGCCAAAAGATTCCACAAGGATGTTGGCAAGCAAAGGAAAGATGGCCTCAGCCCGGTCAAGTTTGTTAGCCACACTCATCACAGACTGTGGGCCGCCACGGATCACAGCACCCTCAGTCATCCACCACCCAATTAACGCCTGGAGTGCTACTGACTTTCCGTTCTGACGTGCAGTGCTTACAAGAGACTCACGAAACTGTAAAAGCCCACAGCCATCATGAGCCAACTGTCCGGACAACGCATGAATCTGCCAAGGCATCAAAGTCATCTGCATATGACGCTCAGCCCACCCAGCAACCAGGTGCCCATAACTCTCGGCCCCAACACCAACACTTTCCAATCTCGGCTGCTCACGACCAATGCGCCAATCATCTTGCAGAGGCTCGAGAGATCCTGCCAGTTCAGGCTGATTCCCCAAAAATATGGTGGAAATAAGGGTCGGGGTTTGTCGCCCAGTAGGAAAAAAGTCCTGTTCTGTCGTTTTTTGGTCGGTTTCGTGGTCTTTCTTGGGTTGAGTCTGAGATCGCTTTAGGTTTTGTGCGGCTGCTCTTTTGTTCTGTTGTGTTGCACCTTTGCGTGAGTTGCAAGACTGATGGGCAGGTTGCAGGTTGTCTAGCGAGTTGTCGCCACCGAACATGAGAGGCACTATGTGGTCTGCTGTGTTGGCACCTGGCTTACCGCATAGGGCGCAGGTGGTTGCTTTGCCATCGCTTAATAGTTGCTTGCGGTTGGCTTTGTAGATGGGGTCGTTGTATGGGGATGTCATGGCCTGATGTTACTAGCGCCCTTGCTTCGCTGCGGTTGCTTTCAGTGCTTGAGACGGTCTGAGGTTTATGTTCCCCACACTTCTGACCAAGTAGGTCAAGGCTGCCGGACACCGTTAGGAAGTGGAC